CACTTATAATTGTCATGCAGCTAGTCCGCATCCAGTTGATTTTAATTGGCTAAAGAATAATCAAGGTAATTTGTTTAACACTGATGTCAATGTTGCCGAACGGCAAATGATGTTGGAAAATAAGCGCAATTCAAGTTGTGAACAAAATTGTTGGCCTGCTGAAGACAACGGTGCCCAAAGCCCACGACAGTATCAAATGGGCACACAGCGCACCCACTCAGTGGTTAAGACCAATCCAGAGATTGTTGATCTAACAATTGGTAGTGATTGTAATTTGACTTGCAGTTATTGTTGTAAAGAATATTCTTCTGCCTGGCGCAGAGATTTATCCATAAACGGAAACTATGCTGTGCAGTCTGACACAAACAGATTTGCGTTAACGATCAAAGATACTGTCTTGATGAAAGTTAGTCAGTCGGCATTAAAATCGACCTTGCATTATCAAAGTTTACTAAACGAGATCAAACTGGTTGCTCAGACACTAAAAAAATTAGTAGTAACAGGGGGCGAACCTTTTTTGGATAACCAGCTGATAGAAACAATCAGTCAATTACCATTCTCAAAAGATTGCAAGATACAGATATACACTGGATTGGGCGTGAATGTTTCAAGATTTGAAAAAATGCTAAACCGTTTAAAAGCAGTTGAAAATTTGTATCTAACTATTAGTGCAGAATGTACTAATCAATTACATGAATTCAATCGCTATGGTTCTTCCTGGTTGGATTTTGAACACAAAATCCAACTAATTCGCAAGCATGGCATAAAGTATGAGTTCCAATCCACACTTTCAAATTTAACTGTATTTGGATTTGCTAATTTTGCTAAACAATTCAAGGATGATACTATTAGAATAACTTTTGCGTATCAACCAGACATGATGGCTCCATATGTTCTTGATTCTACGAGCAAACAACTTATAATAGAACAGTTACAGTTGTTACCCGAATCAATGAAAAATCAAATTGTGCAATCAATGTCAGCAGAGCCAACTGAATCTCAACGCCAGGGTATCAAGCAATTTCTTACTGAGTTTGTCGACAGACGAAAAGATCTTGACATATCTATATACCCAAAGTATTTTTTAAATTGGATAAGTTATGTGGTATAGTCGAGTAGTTGCCAATCTTGATGCTATTCCAGATTTTATAGCACACTACGAGCGTGAAATAACTGACGCTAAAAAAGACTGCCGTATTGGCGGCTTGGTAGAAAAAAACATCACAGCACTCCCGGGCTTGACTGAGTTTAGATACAACCAGCTTCAAGAAATTGAGGCTGTATTAAACTATCTCAACATACAACTGCGTAAAATACGCAGAAAGCACTTTCAAAAGTACCTGGAAGGCTATGCTCGTGCGTTGACCAGTAGAGATGCCGAAAAATATGTAGACGGCGAAGACGAAGTCATTGACTACGAAACCATAATCAACGAAGTAGCATATCTACGTAATCGTTGGTTGGGAATCATGAAGTCGCTTGAAAGCAAAAATTTCATGCTCGGACACATTGTTCGTCTAAGAACTGCTGGCATGGAGGATATCCAGGTGTAAATACCGATATGAAAAAAATTGTAATTGTTACTGGTGGATTTGATCCACTGCATTCAGGACATATTGCCTATCTACAGGCAGCCCGCAAATTGGGTGATGAACTGGTAGTTGGGCTTAACAGCGATAGTTGGCTTGCTCGTAAAAAAGGCAGGCCTTTTATGCCTTATGCTGAACGCTATGCAGTGTTGTCTGAACTGCAATGTGTTGACCGTGTATTAGATTTTGATGACACTGACGGATCGGCAAAAGCATTGATTCAACGCATGTTAGACACAACTGATGTTGATTTGGTGTTTGCCAATGGTGGCGATAGAACTGATAAAAATATTCCAGAAATGGATATTGACAATCGTCGACTGACGTTTGCGTTTGGTATTGGTGGGTTTAGCAAAGCCAACAGTTCTAGCTGGATCTTAGAAGAGTGGAAAAAACCCAAGACTTCTCGTACCTGGGGATACTATCGTGTGTTACACGAAGTTGGTACCAACACCAAACTCAAAGAACTTACTGTTGCTCCTAAGACTTGTCTAAGCATGCAACGGCATGAAAAACGAGCAGAGTTTTGGTTTGTAGCCGAAGGCGAAGCCACAGTATACACACTAGATTCCAGCACAGATAGAGATGTCAAAGACCACATGACCATACATGAATCATGCTGGATCAACCGCAACGAGTGGCACCAACTGTGTAACGAAACTGATCGCCCACTCAAACTGATTGAAATACAGTTTGGTGAAGATTGTGTGGAAGAGGACATTGAAAGAAAATGAAGGCTGGAAAAATATGGGGGCAAACCGAACTGCTAGAAGCCAACGGAGTGTTGGAATTTCACAGGATAGAAGCTTGTGCAGGCGGCGTCTGTTCCAAACATAAACACAAGTTCAAATGGAATGGATTTTTTGTTGAGTCTGGTAAATTGATTATTCGTGTTTGGAAAAACGGATACGATCTAGTAGACGAAACTGTACTTACAGCAGGACAATATACTAAAGTGGCACCTGGTGAATATCATCAATTTGAAGCGGTACAAGATACAGTAGCATTTGAACTGTATTGGGCAGAATTTGATCATAGTGACATTGAACGAGAAACTGTTGGCACAATTAAAACAAAACAATGACACTAAAAATTTTTATTGGATGGGACAGTAGAGAACCTGAGGCTGCAGAAGTCTGTGAGTACAGCATTAAAAAACATGCTACAGTGCCAGTGGAAATTCACTTTCTCAAACAAGCAGAACTACGTGCTCAAGAAATTTATACTAGAGAGCCAGATTTGCAAAGTTCTACAGAATTTACATTTACTAGATTTTTAGTTCCCTATCTTTGTAACTATCAAGGAAATGCAGTATTTGTTGATTGCGATTTTTTGTTTGAACATGATGTTAAAGAACTATTTGAATGTGCAACCAATAGTAGCATAGCAGTTTCTGTGGTGCAACACGATTATCAGCCAACCAACGCTATAAAAATGGATGGCAAAACACAATATCAATACCCAAGAAAAAATTGGTCGAGTTTGATGTTGTTTAACTGTGCGCATCCAGATTGTCAAACACTGACTCCTGAAATTGTCAGTTCACAGACTGGTGAATTTTTACATAGATTTAACTGGACTGGTTATGAAATTGGAAGTCTTGACAAGACTTGGAATTGGTTGGTAAATTGGTATCATGAGCCACAAGATGGTAAACCAAAAGCCATACATTATACCGAAGGCGGCCCTTGGTTTCCAAATTATGTCAAAACTGAATACGGCGGTAACTGGATTCAAGCATATAACGAACTAACAACACCGCCTCCTGTCCCTCCACCCCCACCTCCTGATCCACATGTATTAGATCAAGTTACAACAGAGATACGACAAATATTTGACAACATCTTAAAATACCGTGTGGATCCCGAAGGTGCGTACTACGGCATTACGTTGGAAAAGCTACAAGAACAATTGGCTGCTGTGCCTGTCGATCAAGTTGTGGCACTAGACAGTGAATACAGATACAAAAGGAAAGGTCACATGTACGATCCACTACTGCAAAGTTTTGTCCAAGGTGCCGGCGGACAAATATCCACTTGGGAAAAACAACAAGATACCATGATGCCGGCTGTGATACGTGGTATCACCAAAGGCAAACAAATGGATGGATGTCGTGCCGCTGGCAGAGATTTTTATTACATGGATACAGGGTACTTTGGCAACGGCAAACGCAAACTGTATCACAGGATTACCAAAAACAATGTGCAAAATTTTGGTCCTATTATAGACAGACCAGTCGACAGGCTACAAGCAACTGGATTTCAGCCACATAAATTCTATCGTGGTACTAACATCCTCTTGGCACCACCCAGTCAAAAACTCCTAAACTTGTACAACATCAATCTTGAAGAATGGTTGCAAAACACACAAGATGAAATAAAAAAATACACTGATCGTCCTGTAATAACTCGACTCAAACAAACACGGGCATCTAGGGTAAGTGACAACACTATGGAAATGGCTCTAGCACAAGATGTGCATTGTTTAGTCACATTCTCTAGCATTGCAGCCGGTGAAGCATTGTTGCTGGGCAAGCCAGCTATCACACTGGGACCAAATGCCGCTGCCGCATTGTGCAGTCAATCACTGAGTGAAATTGAAAACCCAAAGATTCCCACGCTAGATGAAGTTGCTGCCTGGGCAAGACACATTGCCTACTGTCAGTTTACCGAAGTAGAAATGCGTGACGGAACTGCCTGGCGGATTCTAAATGACCATTGATGCAGTGGTGTATGTTAGCTCAGTTGCTAACTATCAAAAACATCCTAGAAAAATTGAATGTTTGGAAAGTTTTGCCGCTGGTGTCAAAAACTCAGGCGGCAATGTGGTAGTAGAGTATAACTACAACTATGTTCCGGGCAGGCTAGCAGTGATGTTGGGATGGGCCACAACCAACACAGGTGGTAGAAATATCGCGTTAAGAAAACAAATTATTGCTGAACAACAGCGCCGTAAATTTCATACCATGTGTATTGATGCCAGCTGTTGGAAATATCTAGATGACCACGGCACTTATTTGCGTTACAGTCTAGGCGGACCATTCTATGATCGTGCTGAATATGCCAATCGCAACAGCGACAATTCAAAATGGATGGAGATTAGCACACGGTTCAACATTAAATTAAATAACACACCAGTTGGTCAACCAGATGGACATATCTTGATATGCATGCAACGTGATGGCGGATTTGCCATGAAAACTCTAGATCCCATACACTGGTTGGGTGTCAAGATAAAACGCATTAGAGCATATTCTGGCAGACGCATTTTGGTCAGACCCCATCCAGGCGCATACAAACTGCAAGACTTTGCTAAATTTCAATCATTGCCAAACGTAACTGTGGTAGATCCTGCACAATCTTCATTGCTGGACAATTTGCAAAATGCCTACGCCGCAGTATTTTTCAACAGTTCAGCCAGTGTGGCAGCGGTCATGGCCAATGTGCCAATTTTTGCCGACGATGAAAGTTGCGTGAGTTGGGCAGTGGCCAACAAAGATATAGGTCAAATTGAGTCACCCCAATTGTTTGATAGATCACAATGGATAAATGATCTAGCAGCCGCGCACTGGTCAGATGCAGATGGTCGTGCTGGGTTAATCTGGCAGAAGTTTTTGCCTTATCTTGTCAAGTAGGCCTGGCTGTGTATTAACGGATGAAATATAAAACAAGGTAAAGTATGGGAACAAACAGATGAGCAATCCAATAGCAGACAAATTTAAGACAGCATTTTCTTCTTTCGTGCCTGTTACTTGTCTTGACATCGGGGCAAACACCGGGCAGTTTGTTACAGAATGGCGGAAAATATTTCCTGACTGTGAAGTAACATCAATTGAACCAAATCCACATTGTGAAAAAGGTCTTAAAAAATTAGGGGTGAAGTATTTGCAATGTGCTGTGTCAGATAAAATTGGAAAATTAGAACTGATAGTTCCTAAAGCTAAACCAAATTCTAAAGGTGCATCATTCTATAAAGAAATTAAGTTTAACAGTATACCTGATGATCAAATACTTAAAATTACCGTTCCGGTTACTACTCTAGATACTTTATTTCCCACTAAGAAATTTGATGTAATCAAAATTGATGTGCAAGGTGCTGAACTAGATGTTATAAATGGCGGGGTTGCCACTTTAACCAATTCTCCATATATTATTATTGAAGTTTCTTTGACTCCATATAATCAAGGAGCTCCTTTAGCAGATATAATTGTTGCACGGATGAAACAGCTAAATTTCTTTGTACAAGATATCACTAATCAGCATAACGACAGCAAGGGCAATGTCATACAATTAGATTTATTGTTTTCAAAGATCGGTGAACACAATTTTTCCGCCATTGGTGTATTCAAAGAAGCATTGAGATTGTAATATGAAAATAGGAATAGTATCAACATTTAGTGATAGCGGTTACGAAGAATATGCAAAAAATTTCGTAAACAGTTTGAACAAGTTTTTAGATCCAAAAATTAGTGTTTATCTTTACGTGGATAATAAAAAATTATTCAAACACAATGAAAATATCCATTGTTTGCTTTTAGAACAAACAGTGCCGGATCTTACTGCATTCAAAATACGTAACAAAGATAAAAAATACAAAAATTTTATAACTGACGCTGTAAGGTTTAGCCATAAAAGTTATGCAATTTGGCATGCTGCGCTTCATAGCAATGTAGATATATTAATTTGGTTAGACGCTGACTCTGAATTAATACAGCCAGTGACTGAAAAATATCTACAGAAGTTTTTGCCACCTGGTTGTTTTACCAGTTATCTTGGGAGAGACAGTTACAGTG